AATACCTCCAGATTCATTCCAATATTGTCCTCCTTCATTTGCAAGTTGAGCTGCATCTGGTGTAAATATTTGTTGAGGTGCACATCCATTGTTACATGCGCCTACAATCCATTCTGGAAAATCTTCTTCTGATGAATTCCATGAACTTTCTTCATATTCTATTTGGTATGATTTTGGATTATACCAATCAGACCATTGATATAATTGTTTCTTTATTGTGTATTTATCTAATTGTTCTTCAATAACAGGTGAGCATATACCATATCTTTTTTGTTTAAAACTTTTAAACACATAGTCAGCAAATTTTTGCTCACAATCAACTCTTTTTCTTAGATCTCTATTATTCATGTTATAATTAGCAAGAACTATTAGGTGTTATTTTTTTTAATCTATATTCTGCATATCTGTACATTTCCCATCCTTCATTTGGAGAACTTCCATATTCAACTTTTGCTTTAGCAGCATCAATCATTGTTTTTATATGGGCCATTTCTGATAAAACTTTTTTCTTTGATGAACTAGGTTCTGATGGATGTATATCTAAATCATTTAATTTTTCATAATACTTAGTCATTATTGAAGTAATTCTTAAATGATTATATTCAACAAAAACTTTTGCATGCGGTTGTACTCTATATTTTACAGCATATATACCATCAGGAAAATTATTTCTTACTTGACCACAATTAACTTGTTGTAAATTAATTGAACAAGGATCAAGATTTAAATTAAATCCTGTTTTACATTCTATAATAAATGGTATTGTAAATCCTGGTGGCAATATTAGTAACTCAGGACAGTCAGCAGCTAAATTTGGTGCATATTGACTTGTATCTTTAATACTAAAAATACTTTGATTTGATACAGGAATTACTTCCAGACTTAATATATGTTTTGCTGCCATAGGATTAGATTAATATAGTACTCATAAATAATATACAAAAAATGGATATGATATAAAAATAAAAAGGGCAGGAATAGTCCCGCCCTTTTTAAAAATTTGACTATAGTACAAATATTATGTACTTGAAGTCCAAGCTTGAATGTCTTGATAAACTACGTCATTAGCACCGGCATCATCTTGCCAAGTTTCTAATGCAGTAAATAAAGTATTTAATTGAGCACTAACTCCACCAGTTAAAGCACCGGCACCAGTTCCCAATCCAATAAACTCTAATAAGTACTGATCATTATCAAAAGTTCCACTAGGATTATGGAATCTAGGAACGTGATGTTGTAAGTAAAAACTATTGTAAAGATTAGAACTTCTAGTTACTTTACTTAGTAGGTCACTTCCTTGTTCAATTTCTCGCATTCTACTAGAATCTTTAGCACCTCTATTAAAGTGATGTTGTCTATAAGATTCAGATAAAATCATCTTTCTTAAAACTTCTTCACCACTTCCAATTGCCATTGCACCTGCAGTAGTTACAGAACCAGTTCCGCATGTAACACATACATCTCCTGTTTCATCTAATACATCAGCATTAGCAATTTGTAAAGGTAATACGTTTCCTACAAAATCTCCTGGATCAAATGAGCAATTACCAAATGTAGTATCAGTAAAAGCAGCAGTTAAAACTAACTGTCCTTGATTAGAAGAAGTAATTACACTCAATGCAGAACCACTGTTATAACCAGTTACAAAAGAACCAGATGATGCAGTTACAGCACTAAATGTAGCACCGCCATCAGTAGATGTATTTAATGTAGCAGTTACAAACTGTTTCCAATAATCATCATCATTAATTTCATCAGCAATATTAGCAAATACCCAAGTAGGATCTTGATAAGATTCACCTGTAGTACAACACATATTATTACTAGAGAAAATTTTGTACATGTTATGCGCCATAAATCTCAAAGCAGGAGATCCTTTTAAATCAACTCTTATCATACCTAAGCTTCCACATGGAAAACAATTGTATTGACCAGTTAATTTATAAACCTCATTTACAGGTGCTTGATTTTCTGAATAAGCAAGCATTGTAACATACTTTGGATTGACAATTTTAGATTTTAGGGTTTCTTTATATCCACCATGCGGTGTTAAACCATTTCCTAAAGTATCATTAGCTACGTATGGTCCTTGAGCAAAATAATAAGGAGTGCCGGCTACTAAAGAACCAGTGGCAATACTTAGATTTGTTGTAGGACTCATTACGGCAAGCTCTTGATCTGTTAGGTCAATTCCTTTTTGATTTGCTCCAGTTTCAACTGAACTAGGCAAAAACACTTTTTTAAAAGCGTGATTAAAATAAGCCATAATTAATAAATTTATTAAATAATATTGTGGGACTTTTAAGGTCCCGTTACACACAAGAAGGTTTTATAAATATAATATACAAAAAATAAATGATACTATTTATATATTAATTGTTTTTTTCAGCAGCCTGTTCTCCTCTTATCATTTGATTAGCATCACTTATATCACCAGCTAACAATGATACAGCATTGTCTATAATAACTTCTACTATATCATCTTTAAATTCAGAAGGTACATTAGCAATAACTTCAAATCCTGTATAAGGATCAACAGAACCTAAAATTTCAATTCTTCTAGGAGTTCTGTAATATATAAGAACAGGATCCATTATATAAAAGTTTTTTCTCCATATCCTAATTTCATTATTTTGTAAAGTGCAAAATGTTTCACACCATTCAAAATTAGGATTTTTTAAATTATCTCTTAGTAAAACATCTACATTAGCTACTTCTGATTGATAAACAGTCATTGTTCTAGGAACAGTACAAAAATCAAGTGAGCTTGTTCCTGGAGCACAATAGCATTTATCTATTGTTAATCCAGGTCTAGTTACATCAATTTGATATTGAGTGCTTGTAGGTTCAATATAAGTACCCTCAGCATTTGTTGTAGCATCTAATGTACCAGTTAATGTATAATCAACAACACCTGCAGCATCTGGAACTCCACTAGTAGTTGGAGTTGGTGGACTATCAAAAGCATCTGTTTGAAAATTATTTACAGACATGTTTTGTATTTCAACTGAAGTAGGTGCAAACCAACATCCAGTTTGCGGACAAAGATCTCCACTTCCATCACCAAATATATTAGGTGCAGTATTAATCCAATCATTTAGAGTGTTAGTATAATTATATTGTATACTATTAATTGAACCAAGAGCTGATAAATTTGGAATAGCATAAAATGTAGCTGGTACTTCACTACATTCAATATATTCATTATGAGGACCTCCAACTAAATAACCAGCAGGAGCTTGAGTACACATAGTAGTTAACATTACTGTGTCAGCTAATATATCTGCTGCCGTTTTATTACAGTAAGCACAAGCTGAATATATTCCAGTTGTATCAGTAAATGGCATTATTATATTAGTATTGTAAACATTATTACCACTCCCATCACTATACCATAAACCTTGTTCATTTATATTATGAACCCATGGTTGTTGTGTAGTTATATTTGTTGGTTGAATAGTAGGACTTACATCTTGAACATTTCCATATGATCCCCAATTTTGAACTTGGTTAGGTGCATTTAAATTAAAAATACTTAGATCTGTTGAATTATTTCCTACGGTAGTAAAAGTAAATACTCTTAAATTAAATAACTCTTCATATTGTAAAGTTAAATCAGGAATCCAATATCCTGCAGTATTGGCAGTTAAATCTAAAGTCTCAGTATTTTGAGTTATAGATATACCGCCATTACTGGGAAAACATTGTTGAGCACCACATTCAATTTTTTTAAATTCTAAATAATCACCACCAATTTCCGGATCATATATACTTGCAAAATTAGTTGCATTAAAATAACCAAATGTGCTATCATATTGAATATCAACACCTTCAAGTTTTACAGTTTTTAACAATAAGCTAAGATCATCTATTCTTCTTTTAGACATCTCATCTCCTTCTTTACGCATATTAGTTCCTGCTAATTGCCTTCTACACCATTCAATTTGAGCTTTGTTAAATGCCTCAGCTATCTCCCATGATTTTATATTATCATAGTCTTGACTATCAATTTTATTTAGTCTTTGCTTAAACTTAACTTGTAAGGTATTATTATTCATTTATATTGACCATTGTTGTTCAACTTTATTTATAATATACATTAACACTTCATCATTTAAAGGACTACTCATAAAATGTACAACTTCTTCCATAGTTCTTCCTAATCTTTCACCTTTATCTGTATAAATAAATCCATCTGACTTATCAACTAAAAATCTATAACTTCTAGCATCTGTTAATATAGCAGCTATTTTTATTTCTTCTAAACCTAATTGACTTGTTTCTAAAAAGGTTTTAGAAGCTTGTAAGCTATTTCTTTCTGAACCATCTCCATAAATAAAAGAGTCCATATCTTCATATACAACATCATTAGGTGTTGAATTTGTATAACTCTGAAGAGGTTCAACTACTTTTGCAACATATCTTAATTTTGTAGGATTTGAATCATACATATGTTGTAATGCTGCAAGAGCTTTATTTCTAATTTTAGAAACTGATGTTCTAGTTTTAACAGTTTCTTTTAAGTTGTCTAAATAGAACTTACATGCTGATCCTTTTAATTTAGCTGTTTCTAAGTCTTTAGCAACTATAGAAAACCCACCTGCTTCAATAGCAAAGATCTTTATTAAATCATAAGGATCTTTTTTAGGATCTAAATACAAAGGGTCATTTCCAACTCTCACACTTATTTTAGACCAAAATTCATCATTATTAGGTCTAAGTAATTGTACTTTATTCCAAAATTCTGGATCATTAACTTTAAGAACATTCTGTGCTAATTCTTTTTCTAGTTCACAAACAGCTGTTCTTATTTGTTTTACCTTTGCTTCTCTTTCAAGTTTAGGTAATGTTTTTATTTCTGGAGCAAATTCATTTAGTCCAGTAACATATCTTCTAACTCCGTTTATATCTAAACAAGTTAAAGCTTCTTCATGAAATACATTATCATAAAGAGACATATTATAGTTTTCCAGTCCCATGTTTTCTCCTTTTGTCACAAAGGGACGTATTGCAATATTTTGATTTTTATCTTGTTGATATTTTTCAATCATTGTAAAATCTTCCATTGAAACTTTTGGTTCATGAGAAGATTGTGTAATAGTTTCTACTTCTTGTATAGTTTCTATTACTTCATTTTTGGTTGCTTTTTTCTTTGCCATTATTAAAAGGTTTTTAGTTTATAAATTTAATTAAATTTAAAAGAGGGATCCTAAGATCCCCCTCTCAAATTCAGAACATATTAGAATGATCCACCTGTAGTAGGATTCTTCATAACTATCTTCAATACCTTGGTAGGGTCTTTTACCCATATTGCCGGCATGGTTTGAGTCATATAAACTCTATAGCCATTGAATTGTCCAGATGATTGGAATCCTTGAGTTCTTCCCATATAATCCATAGTTCCATTTTGGTAGAACCATTTTAATTGATTATCCCAATTTAATTTCAATAAGTGAATATTGTCATTTCCTTGGTCTGTTACATCAAAGATTATAAATGAATAAGAACTTAAAGGTCTTCCATCAATAAGTGGATTCTCAATATCATTAGTATGTAAGTTGTCAAACGCTGGGTTCAGAACAAATTTTACATTTGCTAAGAATGGAATTACAAAAGATGTAAATGAAAATCCATATCCCATATCCATACCAGAGCCTGTAACTGCGCCAACATTGTCAGCATTAATAACAAATGGATTTCCTCCACCTGTACCATTATTGATCATGCTAACATCATCTTTAATAGCTTTATTAATTAGTTGCATACCACCGATACCAGTTTGTACAATTAATGATCTTTGTGGATCTGGTCCATCTAAATCAACTTTACCTTGATAGAAGTTATAAAGTTCAGACTTGAACATATCCAAGTTGAAAGAAGCTTTATTATAAACTCTTTTAAAGGAGTTATCTAATTGCTTCCAAAGACCAACAGATAATCTAATATCATCTGGTCCATCTTGTTTAACTCTACCACCCTTACCCCACATTAGGTAAGTTTCAATATCCGTTGCTATCTTTGAAAGATGAGCAGCTTCCATATTAGTTAGGAAAGTTCTAGAAAGATCACCGTTGTCAAACGCACGTCTTACATAATCTGCACCCATAATTTCTACCATTGATTCTAATGAAGAAACTGAAGGGTCCATACTTCGGTCAAATGACCTCCAAATCTCAGTAACTGGAACAGTACCGTCAGCATTCATTCCTCCTTTGATCATAAGATCAGCTCTAGAAGAAATAGAATAATGAACGTGTGCTTCAGCTCCTCCTACAAAATTGTAGAATTCACGGAAACCTGTTGAAGTTGTAAGATCTGAAAATCTTTCACCGTATTCACCACGAGC